TTTTGATATGTTCTTTGGTTAAGAACTTTGTCATTGTACTTCTCCTTCAATTAAGTGTTATGATGTCTGAGTTATCTGACCATCAATTTTAATAGATGCTGCCATTGTTACCTTGTCATCTAGAGGGACATCTAATGTAATATTAGTTACCCATCCTGAGAATGAATACTCCGTAGCTGCTGTATCAGTCAATACAATAGTATATGATTGAGAACTGCTACTTTCAAAGTCTGCATTCAATAAATCATAAGAAGCCCTAGTATAATTCATGTTGAGACTTATCTCACCACCATCTCTAAAGCCGCCAATGAACTCCCTGTACCCACCAGTAGAATCTAAGGTAGTCACATCAATCGTATCTCTTGCCTTATTAAAACCACTAATGGAATTAATCTCAGCCATTGCTACAGCACCTCTTTTGAATACTACTCCTACACCAGCAAATGCACCACTTGCCATAGTTACTTCACCTCCTTTACTCTGTTAAAAAATTAAGCTGTTCTATGAATTCGAAAATTCAAAGTTAATATAGGTCTCTCATTAGAATCATATCCAAGTGAGATGATATCTGATGAAGCCCATATTCCAATATATTTTGTACCATTAATCGTTTGATTCTTAAACTTATGCAATACTCCTTTGATAGTCTCTAGAGTAGTATAGGCTGTAGAGTACCCTGTTATAGCTGTCCCTCTAACCCTCACTTGTACTGTTGGAAATTCATACTTCACATCAGTAGAAGCTGGTTCTCCTCCACCAGTATCAAACACTGTAACTACTACGTCTGGGGACGATGGTTCTCTACTAATAAACAAATCAGTTCCCTCTGTCAACCCTGTAGCTGAAGAAGACAATGCCAATATTGCAGATACATCTTCTGCTGGACTATTCATACTCCCAGTCTCCCTTTAATAATTGATTTAATCCTTCTAGCATTTTTAATAAAAGATTGCTCTAGAAATTTAGCCTGTCCTATTTGAATACTTGCTTTTACACTTCTCCCAAACACCTTACGCCTCCCTTTCTTTACATGTGAAGCATTTAAATCTTCATGTACCTTTGCAGCATAACTGGCTGTGTACCCAACCTCAGCAAAAGGAGATAAGCTTGGTTTACTTCTTTTATTTAAAACATTTATATGTTGAGCAATCATAGCTTCTACATCTACTTTTCTTTTGCTCTTCTTAGATTCACTTTTAAAGTTAGGAGCTTTTGCGGCTGCTTGAATCTTAGTCTGTTTCTTTCCTCCACCCCATATAACATAAGCACTAGCTTTTAGATTAGAAGTATCTACTGGAGTAATTCTTTGAGCATCTCCCTTAACTAATAGAGCAGCCTCTAGAAGTCCTGAAACAGTAACTCCCTCTATATCATCTAAAGAATCATTGATGTTTTTAAGAACTGTGTCTAACCCTATCCAATCTAATCGAGTTCCTATATTAGATGAGCCTTTACCTATATTAATTGCCATTATAGAATAGCCTTTCTCTCAAAGTCTGTTGCCTTTAAATTAGGAATCTTATTAAATGCTCTTACTTCAAATGCCCCATCTACAGCTTTAGGAGAAGCAGCTGATGAAATACTTGCTAATGTTCCAAGATACAAATATCCTTCTAAGTCTACATCCTGTCCTATGTAAACAAAAGCTTTTGATACTGCTTCCCTTCCTGTACCATCTATAAATACTTCTTGATTGTCCTCCCACCTACCAGTAATTTCAACAGGAGTAGCAAATGTTCTACCCCCCCATTTGTCCTTAGTAGGAGTTCCCCAATAAACTATTGTTTGTTTATGATTACTTGTTAAAAAGCTCATGTCATGTCCACCGCATCTATTGTATCTATCCTCGCCCTACGCTTACCAAGTTGGGATAGAGTCCCTGTCGTATCTAACATCATTGCCTGTTGTCCATAAGTAGTAAGCCCTAACCCTTGAAGACCAGTTGTATTAAACCCAGCATACTCCACAGCTGTATTCCCTATCCTCTCCTTCCCTGCCTGTCGTTCTATTGAAACAGCCACAAAGTGAGCAGACATCCACCTCTCTATCTCCTTCAGATGGTCTGCTGTCATTGTAGCATTCCCTCCCAACTTCTCAGTCACCAACACATTAGCTGTATTAATATGTGCTGTGATAGTTTCACTTGTACTAATCAATTCTTTTACTTCTGTTGCCGTTACTCTAGCCATTTAGATACTCTCCTGTTTCCAAAGTTCAGGGCTTATAAATTCCTTTACCCCTTGTTCTCTCCATTCCAACCCTGCCCATTTAATAACTGATTCTATTTCCGTATAATTACCATCTATCATTTCCTGTGGGAACACCTCCATGATGTCCAATCTATCTTCAAACATCTCCCTAAATCTTTTTACATGTTCCCTTACCCAAGACAACCAACCCTCCCTGTCTTTATACTTAGACATGAATCCTGTCTTTAAGCAAGATTGAATTACATCCTCACTTCTCCTTCTTACTATAATCCACTTAGCATCAGGGAAAGCCCTATCCCAAAGAGTCCACATCAAACACATCTTCGCACCCTTGTACATTAGCGTATCTCTATCTTCTTTGTATCCCTGATGCTTCATCTCCTTTAAAAACTTTTCCCTCCATTCACTACTATCTATTTCTTCAAAGTCTCTTATCTTAGGCAATGGTTTCTGTCCCATTGGGTCTGCCCCCACAGCTATCAATAAAGGTTTAACCATACCCTGAACGATAGCCCTGTTCTCAAACATACCCTTCTTGTTGTATGGGGTAGCTTGTGCTAACTTTCCTCCCCAAGCCCCACAAAGATGAACAACTCCTGCTGTCATACTTGTTCCTGATCTAGCACACCCTGTAATGAATATGGGACTTTTCACTTTGTAAGCTCCTTCACTTTTCTAGTTAGATATTTAGGGAAAGCATCTTTAGTATTAACCACTAAGTAAGATTTATTTCTTACTTCTGGAGGGCAAGAGTTCCACATAAAATCTTTATTGTAATAATCATTCCAAATAATAACTGTTTTCTGTTTCAATACTGTTGACATAATAGTAAGCCCTGATGGATACCCTACCACACACTTACTGCCCTTAATCAATCCGAATAGTTCCTCCACACTTGTCTTCCCTCTTAGATCAATCGAAAAAGGAATGTTATTTATAACATCTGTTTGGTCTTCAAACTCACTATCCCAAACAGCCCCAGCAAATACAGGAACACTATCTGTCTCTTGGCATATCATGTTTACAGAATTAATCATCTGTTGTTTAGTAAACTCTCCCTGCCAATGACCATAGTGACCATGAAAGAGGAAGTAGAAAACGATATATTTGCCATACTTATTTTTACATGCTTTCTCATAGTTCATTTGATCTAAAGACTCGAACATGTCTGGAATCCAATTACAATCTAACTCTCCATCCACTTCATCTAAAGAGAATCCATTACTTAATTGACCATTGTAGGATAAGAAATAATCACACCCACATATATCTTCAAAGACAGTCCTCCCTGCATCCCTATAAGCTTCTAACCAAATCTCCTTTGGATAGATGGATGTATTAAAAGAGATTTCTGTAGACTTTAAGAAAGGAAACAACTTCAAGAATGGAAAAGCTCTTTTATGTCCCTCCCGCTTCCTATCTTTATTACAAGCCACATATACATCTGGAATCTCTCCTTCCTTCCCTATAGTCTCCATGAAGGATTGCATCTTTACAACAGACCAATAAGCATCTCCCATGCCAGGAGGTACTAATATCTTTGTCCTCTTTTGCTTTGGTTTGGTACAATAGAAAACTATCTTAGACAGAACAGGCTTCTTATAACAATCAACTTTGAATCCTGCTTTAGATAATAAGTCTATCATCTGGGTTTCATTAAGAAACCAAATGTGTTCCTCTTTCCAGTGATGCTTACCCTCTGGACAAAAGAAATTGGGAACATCTATAATACATTCCCCTCCCTGCTTAGTTACTCTGAACATCTCCTTCACAAAACTAACTGGGTCTTGTATATGCTCCAA